ATTATGGTCCAATAGAACAAGGTGTAGTCTCAATGTGCAGTAGAGATTTACAATATCAAGAGTGGCGATTAAACGAGTCTGAACTTAAAGAATATGCAGATAAATTTTTATTGAGAGTTGATGAATACAATAAAATTATAACAACCAACTCTTAAGATCCTCTTCCCCTAAAGTTTTAGCAGCTAGTTTACCTTTGTTGACTAATGATTTCATGATGGCCTCATCTAAAGTATTTCTAGCTACAATGTCTATATAAACGACAGTTCCTTTTTGTCCTAGCCTATGAGCTCTATCTTCTGACTGCATTCTAATTTCTAAATTATAAGAGTTTGAATAATAAATCACTGTATTGCAAGCTGTTAAAGTTAAACCAAATCCACCAGTTGAAGGATTAGCCACTAAAAATCTACACTTTTCATCGTTTTGTATACGATCTACAGCTCTTTTTCTGTTTTCAACGCTAACGTCTCCATATATACTAACCACCGCTTCATCTCCATACTTGTTTACTAAAAAACTTTTAATTTCATGAATATTGTAGAGATAATTTGCCCATATAATGACTTTACCATCAGTTTCTTCTAAAGTTTCTTCTAAGGCATTTAATTTAGATTTATGCAAAGTTAATATTTTTCCATCATCATCTTTTGTAAAACCATTGCAAACTTGATGTAATTTTACTATTTCAGTCAATTTATTTGAAAACGATATGGTGCTATCTTCAACGATGGCTAAGGCGTTTGTTCTTAACCTTTCATATATTTTTTTACCTTCACCATCCAACTCTATGTATCTTCTAGATCTAACCTTTGGTTTTAAATCTAAACATTGATCTTTTCTAATACGAGTGGCAAAACTTTTCATTTTACGCTCTAATTCTTCAAGTCTTTTGTAGTATTTGGGCACTGAAATATATCTGCCAGAACCCACTGGTATGTCTGTCATTTCTGCATATCTATTTCTAAATGATAAATAACTACTAAAACCTAATAGTTCTGGACTTAAAAACTGACATTGTGTAAAAAGGTCTAATGGAGATTTTGTTATTGGCGATCCTGTTAGTATTCGCTTTGTATGAGATATTTTTCCTAGTGTTAAAATGTTTTTTGTTCGTTTTGCTTGTCTGTTTTTTATTGTGGTTGATTCATCCAATGCTACAAAATTTAATTTATTTCTTGTGAGATAATCAATACACCCCTCAACACCTCTTTTTGTTGATAAAGCTTCAACGTTAATTAGAAAGATTCTAAGTTTTGAAAATTGGTTGAGTTTATTATAATCTTTAGGTTTATCTAAGTTCCACTTATATATTTTGTAATTGACTTGTTCTGGCATATGTGTTTCTATTTCAATTTCCCAATTGGTATATACTGATTTTGGTGCAATAATTAAAACAGAATCTATTTTCTTTTGAAAATATAAAAAAGCTATATTATCAATAGTTACTTTTGTTTTACCAGTGCCCATTTCCATAAAATAGGCCCAAACTTTTTGTTCGGCAGATTCTTTCAATGCATTACGTTGATGTTCGTAAGGTTGAGTTTTATACGGGTATATCCACATCCACAAACTTTTTACTTTTTTTTCTTGCAAGAATCAATTAAATAATTTAATTCAAACTAGGAGGATAAATATGGATATTGAACAAATGTCAAAAATTGACATTAATCAAGATAGTGTAAAATCTATTTCTGATAAATGCAATCACTTAAAAGATCTTAATAGACAAATAGAACAAGAAGAAGAAAAACTTTCATTACTTAAGCATAAAGCTAGAGATATGGAAGAGAGAATAATTCCAGAGATGATGCAGGAAGCTGGTGTATCTTTGTTGAAGTTAGCAGATGGTTCAACTGTAGAAGTTAAACCATTCTATGCAGCAAAAATTCCTGAATCAAGAGTTGATGAGGCGTTCAGCTGGTTAAGAAACAGAGGCCATGAGGATTTAATTAAAAACACGATCACGGCATCTTTTGGCAGAGGTCAAGACAACCAAGTCTCGGAACTAATAAAAGTTTGTGAGGACAATGGTTTTGCTTACAACAAAAAAGAAAAAGTAGAACCAATGACTTTAAAAGCTTTTGTTAGAGAACAAGTTGAGGGCGGTAAAGAACTGCCATTTGATTTGTTCGGTGTATACATCGCAAATAAAACAAAAATAACGAACAAATAAAAGGTAATAATATGAAACCAAAAAACGGACAAACGAACGAAGTGGTTATAAAAAAACAAGCTGGTGCGATTGCTGCAGTTAACATTGAGCAATTCGCTGATGAGGGTTTTGATAATGTAGATTCTAAGAGTTTAGCATTACCATTCCTTAAAGTTCTAGGACAACTATCACCTCAGGTGACACAAGGAGATAGCCAGTTTATTGAAAGTGCAAGACCTGGAATGATCTATAACACTGTCACTGATGAGCTATATAATGGTCAAAAAGGTATAGTTGTTATACCTTGCTATTATAAGCTTGAATACATTGAGTGGAGAGATAGGGGACAAGACGGATCTTCAGCTCCTATAAATGTGTATCCTGCTGACTCTGATATCATGAGTAAAACCACAAGAGGTGATGATGGTAAGGATAGACTTGAAAATGGTAATTACATAGAAGAGACAGCGTCTCATTATGTGATGATTGTTGATGAAGAGAAATCTTCTACAGCTCTAATTACTATGAAGTCAACTCAAAGAAAAAAATCTAAGAAATGGAATTCTATGATGATGTCTTTGAGACAAAAGAAAAAGGATGGCAAAGGATTCTTTAAACCTGCTCCATTTACTCAACAATACAATATGAAAACTGTTCTTGAAAAGAACAACCTTGGTTCATGGTATGGTTGGGAGATTGAGCATATCGGCAACGTGGAGAGCGAAGAGACAATAAAAGCAGCTTTTGAGTTTTATCAAACATGCAAAAAAGGTGCAGTCAGAGTTAACCATGGAAAAGAAGAATCGGTAGAAAAAACTCCATTCTAATATGGACCTACTTGACAAAACCCTGGAGGAGTTTAAAGATCTCTTCCAGGGATCTACTACATATTTTGGAGTTTCCAAACCCACAGGTAAAAAAAATTCTAAGGGTAAGGCAGAGTACAAACATTGGGTTGAGCCTAATCCAATGACTAATGATCATTGGATACAACATTTAAAAGGAGAAGCTTATTATGGATCAGTTCCCATTCGAGATGATAATACATGCAGTTGGGGGGTCATCGATGTTGATCGTTATAATATACAGCATCAAGAAATTATATCGATTATACGGAAAAGAAAATACCCGCTCATACCATTCAGATCGAAATCCAACGGACTCCATCTAATATTATTTATAGAGGGTGTAGTTCTTGCATCTTCTATGCGTAAAAAATTAATTGAGATTGCCTCTGATTTAGGCATTAACGACACCACCACAGATATCTTCCCTGCACAAGATGAAGTAGATCTTACTCCTGAGAACTGGGACGAGAAAAGAAAAGGGAATTTTGTAAACCTACCTTATCAAAAATTTAATATGACAACTAGAGTAGCAATGGATAATGAATGCAACTCAGTTAAATTAGAAAACTTATATGAGTTTGTAAAACAATACAGATTAACGCCTGCTGCTTTTAAAAAATTAAAAATTTTTCAAGATGATGAAACCAAAGATTATCCACCATGCGTAGTTAATTTTATGAAAAACAAAGTGCAAAAAGGTGAAGGTCGTAATGATGCTATGTTTAATGTAGCCGTGTTAGCAAAAAAAATAAATCCAGACCCTGTGATGTATCAAGATTGGACAAGAGACATGATGAGTAAAGTATGCCAAGAACGATTACATCCAAAAGAGTTAGAAAATATATTTAAAGGAGTAGAGAATAAAGAGTATGCTTATAAATGTAAAACATCTATTGCAAGAATGCATTGTGTTTCAAGTGAGTGTGTTAAAAGAAAATTAGGTATAGGTGCAAATGAAGCGTTACCAGAGGTAGGAAAATTAATTAAAGTAAATTCATATCCAGAACCATATTGGATTTTACCAATACAGGGTAAATCAATAAGACTATCGACTAAACAATTGTATCAACAACAATTGTTAGGTGAGCAACTATTAAACTTTGATATTGTTTGGCGTGCATTAAAACCTACAAAAAGAGATCCAGACCCTTATAGAGATTGGTTAGAAGAATTAATTTCTAACAAACAAGACATGGAAGGGTTTGATGCTGGAGAAGAAGGTAGCGATGTGTTTAATTCTAGAATGGCTAGATTTTTAGAAGATGTAGAAGACACAACAGAATTTGATCAAATAGATAGTGGTAATATTTGGCGAGATGAGAATGAAATGAGATTTAAGTTAGAGACTTTTAGAGCTTTTATGAAAAAAATGAGTTACAATTGGAATGAAAAAGAATGTACAAGATTTTTAGAACAAGGTGGGGCTAAACCTAAAGCTAAATTCAAAGGAATTCAATCAAGGCATTGGGTTGTTAGTCTACCAAAACAAAGTGAGCATAAGAATAAAGATGTCAAATTCGTTAAAGCAAAGGCTGCGTGGGAAGACAATTAAGATTTTTGGACCACCTGGCACTGGAAAGACAGAGAACCTTTTGAAACGTGTAAAACGTTATCTTGAAAAAGGATATTCTCCTGATGAGATATGTTATGTATCTTTCACAAACAAAGCTGTAAACGAATGTGTAACTAGAGTTAGGCAAAAATTTAAAGGTTACGATGAAGATGCATTTAAATATTTTAGAACATTACATTCATTAGCAAGACAACAATTTGCAGAGATACCTGTATTAGATCCTAAAGTTGATATGTTAATGTTTCATACACAATATGGCACAATAAAAATTAACTACAAAGAAGGCCACGATGATCAAAAAGTTTACAA